AAAGAAGTAAATACTTTATATTAAATTCTAAAGTATTAAGAGTATCTGACCATATTTGCAAAAACTCAGATGGAAATATTCAAATAATTATATCTAAAAATAACTATTTACTTTATAATCGTAGTAATGGAGAAATAATAGTTGCTACCTATGAAGATATAAAATGTTTTATTAGAAATTTTATTGTTATTAATGGAGAAACGATAGCTCCTGAAAATGTTGAACGTATTTTAAATAAAATAAAACCTATTGTTATAGAAAAACAAAAAACTAAAATAATGAATTATCCAATTGAGTTTTTTACAATTCAACAACAAAAACAAATCGTAAGTTATATAACACAAAATACTAAATATGATAAAATGGTTTAAAAAATTATTTCAAAAACCAATTATTCAAAAAGAAATACATAAGAAAACAATTAAAGAACTTGATTATATAGACACCATTTGGATAAAAGAAAATGATATTATATATGAAGGATGGGTTTTTGATATAACTCGTAGATCAATTGTTATTTGTTACGATGAAGATTTAAAAGATTATCGCTTTAGAATAGCTGGTTTAGGAGACAATACTGAAATAATTCAAGATAATAAAATATTATATTGTAATGAACCAAGTAAATAGTCAAGAAAATTTTTCAAAAGTAATTTTTCTTGATATCGACGGTGTACTTAATTATTCTGAATGGTACGTTGATGATAGAAATCCAGGTAATCTAAATGGACAAGAGGGAGATTTAGATCCACTTTGTATAGATAAAATAAATAAATTATGTGAAGAAACTAATTCAAAAATTGTAATATCTTCCGATTGGAGAATAGATTATGGTTATAAAGATAGATTAGAATTAGCAGGATTAAAAAATATAATTGGATATACTCCAATTACAATTTTTGAAACATACAATTCTACTTATCATTTTACCAGAGGAGAAGAAATTCAAATGTGGTTAGAGTGGCATCCGAATATAAACAAATATGTTATTATTGACGATCGTACTGATTTTACTAACGAACAAAAACAATTCTTCGTAAAAGTTGATCCATGTATTGGATTAACAGATGAAAATTGTGAATTGGCAAAAAATATATTAAATAATTAGAACATGAAGATTACTAGAACACAAAAAGATGCTGTTATTTCTCTCTTAAAAGAAAGATATACAGAAAAAGAAAAACATGCTGTAGAAAAATACGAAAAAGCTCATAAAAAAGAAATTGAAGAAGATAAATCTTATGTAGAAGCATTAAAAAATGAGTATGAGCAAATTGTTAATAGAATACAACAGATTAACGAAGAACTTAAAAATCTTTCTTCTATTAAATGTACTACTCTTAATTGGAGTGATGTACATGGATATAATAATGAAGGAAAATATGTTAAAACTGGAATAAAAATTTACGGAGGAGAAATTACAATTCCTCAACAACTTCCTACTTTAAAAATATCTGAAATTGAACGAGATTTAGAAATTCAAACTCTTTCTAAAGATTTTGATGTTGAAAAGTTCTTAAAGAAATATTTGGAAAAATAATAAATTTTATGTAATTTTACATAAATATTCACGTTGCGAAACGTTATTTTTTAGATTCTCTAAATAAATTTTTAGAGTATTTTTCGTTATTCCTTCCCAGTTTTACTGGGAAGGTTTTTTAACGAAAAATAAAAAGATGATTAAAAAATAATAAAAAAAATAACGAAAAATGAAAGGATTTATTTACAAAATCACCAATATAAAAAATGGCAAAATTTATATTGGACAAACTTCAAGAACAATTAGCAAAAGATGAAAACAACATGTAATAAATGCACATAAAAATAATAATTTAGAATATCAAAATAAGTTTCATCGTGCTATTAGAAAATACGGAGCTGGAGGATTTATTGTAGAAGAACAAGAAGAAATTAATGCATCAAATGAAAAAGAATTACATAAAAAGTTAAACGATGCTGAAACAAAATGAATTTCATATTTTAACTCTAAAGACAATGGATATAATTCTTCTTTAGGAGGAGATTATAACCCAATGTATGGAATTAAAGGTAAAGATAATCCTTGTTCTATAAAAATAAATCAATACGATTTAGATGGCAAATTTATTAAAACTTGAGATTCATTAGCAGATATTATTAGATTTTTTGGTAATTCTGGTAATATAATAAAAGTTTGTAAATCGAATAGATTAAAAACAAGAAAAGTTACAGCCTTTAATTATATTTGAAGATATTTTGAAGAGTATCCAAACAATAATGATATTGAAATTTCACAAGAAGAGTTAAAAATAAGAGAAGCAAAATATAAAAATAGTGCATGCAAAGAAAAAGTATGTATTAATAAATATGATTTGTTTAATAATTATTTATGTACATATGATAGTATAAAAGAAGCAGCAAAATCTGTTAATGGTAATCCTAGTGGTATAGTAGTTGTTGCAAAAGGACGTAGAAAAACGTATAAAGGTTACATCTGAAAATATAATAATTAAAAATATACCCTATTAGTTTACGTTGCCTAAAACCTCGGTCTTCAAAACCGAAGAACTCTGTTGGACACGGAGATAGGGTGCATATAATTTAAATTTTTTATATGATTAAAATAAAAAGATAAAATATGAATAAAATAGATTATTCTCCTTATAATAACAAATGTTATTTAGATTTATCTGAAGAAAACGAAGTATTTTTATATCGTATTATTGCAACAGAAGATAAACTTGGCATGCAATGTTATGAAGTTTGTTCTAATAGAATTTTAATTTATGATTATTCTAATTTAGAAGGAGATATTGATTGTTTTCTACCAGATAAAGATCCTGATTTCTGTAAAGCACAAGAAATTACAGAAGAACAATTTGATGTAATTCGAGGAAAAATAATTAAGTTACAATTACTACAAGCTGATTTTTTCAGAGAAATTAAAAGTTTTACTCAAAATTGTGTAAATAATAATGGACTATAAAAAGAAGTACGAAGAAATGACGTCTGGTTTTTATAAATGCATAGAAGATATTTCTATACAATATCCAGAATGTAATGATTTTGAAAAATGTGTTATAGCGTTGCGTTCTAATGGATGAACTTACGGAAACATTCAAAAGAAATTAGGAATGCCTGCAAAGAAAGAAATTAGTGCAGTACTTAATAAATGAGCTCCAGAATTAATTGATAACTCTAAAAAGAGAGAAATTAAAATATCTAATTGAGAATCTGAAACTTATAATATTATCAAAAATCACCAAAATTTAAAAATAAATCTTGAAGATGAAGATTATGTTTTTTATATTAAAGATAATAAACTTTATTATGAAGATTGGTGTGCTACTGATAATTTATTTTCTGATTTAAATGAAATAATGCAACAGCAATTTCTAATTGCAATAAAAGATCAAATAAATGATTAAATTAAGAGAAGCGTTTAATGCTAACGGTAGTTTTGATGGAGAACTGCTATATACTACATTATATAATAAAATTCCATCTCTTTATCGTTTTGAATTAGAAAACGATGACTTTTGTCTAGATCCAAAATCAATTATCTTTGAACCAGTAAAAGATTTATTCAAAAATGTAGATTTAGTAAGAATTTATACCGAAGAAAGCATTGGAGATAAAGAAGAGGAAGAAGAAACAGATTTTGAAGGTCTAGAAATAGAAGGTGATATTATTGAAGGACGTTGGGTTCCAGAAGGAGAAGAAGCTAGAAGTATGTATATTGCTGCGGATAATATGGTTATCTTAGTAGTATATAAGAAAATTAGTATTCTTTATGATAATACAAAGACCCTTGAAGAAGTAAAGCAACTTGCAAGAACAATCTATTCTAGATTTCCTAGACAGGAATCTGAAGATAAATCTGCTAGAGTTGGCCTTATCAAATATAATAATGGAGACTACTATACTTCTTTTTCTGATATTAAAAGAACTAATATTAATCTTGAAGAAAATTATAATGACGATTTCTTACCTGTATATGAAGATGTTGTTAATTTTCTTAAACAGCGTGAGAGTGGATTGGTTCTTCTTCATGGTAAAATTGGAACGGGTAAAACTTCATTAATACGTCATCTTTGTTCAATAGTTCCTAAGGATTATGTAATTGTTCCAAATAGTGTTGCTTCTAGACTTGGTGATCCAGATCTTGTAAGTTATATTACATCCTGTAAAGATTATGTATTTATTCTTGAAGATTGTGAACAATTGTTAGTTGATAGAACAGATAATCCTTGGAATAATGCAATATCTACTATTTTAAACATGGCAGATGGACTTCTTTCTGATATTGTAAATATTAAGTTTATTTGTACATTTAATGCAGAAGTAGATAAAATAGATAAAGCACTTTTAAGAAAAGGAAGATGTTTTGCTAAATATGAATTTAAAGAACTTAATAAAGAAAAAGTAGCAAAACTTAATGAAAAATATAATCTTGGAATTAAAGAAATTAAAGATATGACTCTTGCTGAAATATATAATTCTGAAAAACAAGATTATTCTGAAAGTACTTCTGAACGTAAAATAGGATTTTAATGAAAATTACAGATGATTATTTACTAAGTTGTGGTTTTGAATATGACGTTGAAATGAATTTGTCCGTACATTATTGAAAAGACAATGTATTTGAATTAGTTGATTATACCGAAGTTGATAAAACCAATAGTAATCTTGGATGGACTTTGATTATATTTGGACCAAAGCGTAACTACGGTGATTGTGAATTAATAGCACATATAGACGACTTAGATAAAATTAAGAAATTTCTAGAAATATATAATATTAACCCAGAAAAGTATTTTAAGTAATGAAAATGATTTTTGTAATTATAATG